TATCGTCGTTCAAGGGCTTGAGGCCCCATTATGAGACTCTTTAAGCTTCTTTAAGTATATATAAATATATAATAGTAGTTATTGAAGACTTAAGTATCTCTTAAAGAAGCTCTAAGAACTCATAGAGTCTCTTTATGTATCTTTAAGATAGCAGAAAATGAGGCTTTGTCAAGACCAGAGGAGAGCTTTATTTTGAGCTATAAGGTTTTGCCCCCCGATCCATGGTGTTTTCTAGCTTACACACCACCTCTACCTACATATCAGAGGTAATAGTGCATAGGAGGCCCTAGGAGAGCCTCTAGGAGGCCTCTAAGAGCTTTTATAGATCACCCTAGCCAAGACTCTCAGAGGCCCCTCTACGGCTCTAAAAAGGGCCTCTTTACGAAAACCCATTGTGAGAGGCCAATACGGTAGCATTATAGGGGGTGTAAGGACAAAACCACTACAAATGAGAAAGTAGTTAACAGAACTCTAAATTTCAATCTCTGGCGCTGCGTGTATATTACGCTCCGGGTACCCCCCTGTGGCCCATGCCCTCCCCCCTTGAAGCCTTCCCTTTGCCTCTTTACAGGGTCCGACTTTGCAAAGTTTGCAATATGCTATCCCATTGACATCATTATGACTTTGCAAATGACTGCAAATCGAATGGGGTATAATGATACCTCAAGGGGTCAATATGAATGGCTGTTAGGAAAGGGGGTTTGGGATCAATTCAAAGCGTCGGAAATGGGTGGTATCGCTGTTCCGTTGTGTCAACGGAGACGGCAGGGACACGTTGGTTTGTCTGCTCTGTTCTGCTGGACAATGCAACTGGCGTGGGCGGTACTGTCGGTGTTGCTGGGAATGGCATTTACATCTGGGGCGCACAACTCGAAACAGGTTCCACCGCTACCACCTACCAGCGCACAGGCGCATCGTCCGGTGTCGCATGGCCCGCACCGCCGTCATACGACATCACCGAGGCAGGCCAGCCTGATCTGCACTACCTGCACAATAACGGCGTGTCGTCGTTTATGGTGTCGCCCACGATCACGCCGGGGATCGACAAGGCTCAGGTGTTTGTCGGGGTTCGGAAGCTCGGCAACGGCATGATTGTTGAGCATTCAGCCATTGCGGACTCTAACAACGGGACATTCTATTTATACTCTGGGGAAGTTGCGGCAAAAGACATGTCCATTGGTCTTCGCGGCACAACATTGACGAAACTGATCGGATCGCCTTCATCTGACCCTGTGACACGGGTAGAAACGGCTGTGTTTGATATAGCTGGTGCAAGTCGTGAAACGGAAATTTTCCCTAGGATCAATGGGGCGTCAGTAACCCTATCAGGCTACGGTGCGGCTGACGCTGGAACTGGAAATTATCTTGCCTATCCGATCTACACAGGTCGCCGCGCAGGAACGTCTTTGCCATTTAATGGCCTTGTCTACTGCAAGATCATCCGTTTCGGCGCAAACCTGACTGCTGATCAGATCGCATCTACTGAACGCTGGATGGCACAACGCACAGGGGTATCGCTATGATCCGCATCACCGCAGCCGCATCGGCAACGATCATTGACGCCGCTAATCACTACGCGATGTGCATCGGCATGAGCGAGGCCGAGGCCGACACCTATCAGGGGCTGAACTGGCAGGACGGGGCTGGCAATCTGTATGCCGCAACATCCTTCTTGGTCCGCCCTGAATGGCTCACCGCAGCGCAGTCGCCATTAGTTCGTCCTGCATGGGATACCGCTGACGTTGTGGATATGACGCTGGCGGCGCAGGGACAAACCGCGCTGAGATTTTGGTCTCCTCACCAAGACATTACTAATCCCACAGCCACGAAAGATACACTTACTGCATATGCTAATAGTGGTATCCAAGAAGCTCTGGAGTTGATGGGTTTAACACCTACAGAGGTTATTTAATGAAAGATCCACGTCTCACCAAGCTAGGAGTAGCGGGGTACAACAAACCCAAAAGAACTCCCGATCATCCAACTAAGAGCCATATCGTTGTAGCTAAAGAGGGTGACAAGATTAAGACTATTCGTTTTGGACAACAAGGTGTGTCTGGCTCTCCTAAAAAAGAAGGAGAGTCTGAATCTTACCGCAAGCGGAGAGAAGCCTTTAAAGCTCGTCATGCCTCTAATATTGCCAAAGGTAAGATGAGTGCGGCCTACTGGGCGGATAAATCTAAGTGGATTCTCTTGCTTTCTCTTGTACTTTTGGTCTTAGATGCCCCATCCGCTTGAAATACCTAAGGGAGTCTATAAAGGTAAGAATAAACGTTGGTACCGAAATTGCCCCAAGTGTGGTAGGTCGATTGACCACCTAAGGAGAAACTACTGTATAGGTGCACACCTACTCTTACAACCCTGTATAGGCTGTTCTAACAAGAACAATCATCCCACAGGTATGGTAGGTTCTGTAAGAATGTCTTGGTATACTGCCTTTCAAAAAAGTGCAGCCACAAGGGGTTATATTTGGGAGCTTACACCAGAGTTTATTGATACCCTTTATCAAGAACAAGATGGTCTTTGCGTGTACTCAGGTTTGTTTATCAGTTGGGATGAGTCGGGATGGAATCATACCGCCTCAATTGACAGAATAGACAATAGTAGGGGCTATTTTGAGGATAACATACAACTTGTACACAAGGAGATAAATATGATGCGGGGTTCTCTCTCGGACAGCAGGTTCAAGGAGTTGTGTAACTTAGTCGCGGATAAATCCAAGTGGTGAGATCTAATCCTCAACTCTGGGAAAAGTCCAAGTCCGAAGCTAAGGCCAAACTTGGCGGCAAGCACTCAGCCAGAGCAATGCAACTAGCTGGAAAGATCTACAAAGAAAAAGGTGGAGATTACTCTGGGCCTAAGACCAAAGCCCAAAAATCTCTAACTAAGTGGACTAAAGAAGAGTGGGGCACTAAGAGCGGTAAACCTTCCTCTGAGACCGGAGAAAGATACCTTCCTAAGAAAGCTATTAAAGCTCTTACTCCAGCAGAGTATGCTGCAACAACAAAAGCTAAAAAAGAGGGTACCTCAAAAGGTAAACAATTTGTAGCTCAGCCAAAAACCATTGCAAAAAAGGTTGCTAAGTTCAGATGAAAAAAAGTAAAATCCAAAAAGTTATGAAAGAGTTTAAAGCGGGTAAACTGCATACTGGTAAAGATCCAGATGGGAAAGGACCACGCAAGGCTCCTCTTGTAAAGAATCCAAAGCAAGCCATCGCAATTGCACTTAGCCAAGCTGGTAAATCCAAACCCAAGGGTAAAAAATAATGGCTGAGTATAAAGAAGGTGTAGACTTTGAGTATGTACTCTCAAAGAATCAACCAAAAGGTGGAACCAACAAGACTCGTCGCTTCTTTACGAAAGCAGAGAAAGAGGCCCTGAAAGCCCCCAAAGCTGCTCCTAAGAGCATGGCTAAGCCTGCCCCCAAGTCAACGGCTAAAACCCCTACAAAAACTACTGCAAAGGATCCTATGAAGGGTTATCGAGCAGGGGATGTAAAAACCTCACGACTCCCAGAGGATCTTGGTAAGGATACTCGTAAGGTTCTTTCTGAGACAGGTTCAAAAGCTTTCAAGATGCCCAAGCGTCCTATTACTTCTGAGCGCCTTGCAGGTAGCCTTAATAAGGCCAATGTTACAGCTCTGCAAGCTTACACTCAAGAAGAGTATGATGCTATGACCCCTGCACAGAGAGCTGCAAAGAATCTTCCCCGTAGCACCTCTGGTTATGCCATGCCAGCAGGCACCTTTAAGTCTGGCGCTAAGACCTCTAAAGCTACAACCACCTCTTCCCTAGGTAATCCTATGGGAGATGCTTATGCTAAGGGTGGCATGGTTAAAAAGAAAAAGGCTTGCTAAGAGTTGGCAATCACCTCATATCCCACACCCCTTAAAGATATTAATCTGGAGATTGCTAAAGGTAATCTTCCGGGGCACAGTGTTGTGTTTATCTCTGGTAAGCACCCTTCTGTTTCAAATACAGGTACCCCCACAACTGTATGGAACAACACAGCCAACACATATCCATGGTCGGTGTGGGCTTCTGGGGCAGCTTCTATTTATCTAAGTAGCAGCAGTGCATCAGATACCCAAACCCTCCTGCTTACTGGGTTAGATGCCTCCTATAACCTCATCACAAAGCTTGTAACCCTCACAGGCACAACAGCAGTTAATACTGGTGTCACAACTTTCTTACGCCTAAACAGTGCTATTATTGTCTCAGGTACCCCGGCAGTGGGGACAGTAAACCTATATTATGGTTCTGCAGTTGGATCTGTAATTGGACGTATTCTTCCTCTAGCAACTACAACCAGTATGGCTATCTACACTGTACCCGCAGGTTTCACAGCTTTTTCTTACTATGGTGACTTTAGTGTAAACAAAGGGAACCAAGCTGAACTGGCCGTAAAGTGGCGTTTCTTTGGTCTGCCGTTTCTAACTGTCTATCAGACAGAGGTCCATGAGCAGTTTATTATCTCCTCTCCACCTATTCCGGGTGCTATCCCAGAGAAGACAGATTTGGACAACATGGTGCAGGCTGTAGATAACGCAGGGAGTAGGGTGTATTCTAACCAGCAACTTCTTCTCATAGATAATAGGTATCTCTAATGGCTACTAAAAGTAGGACATACAATAAAACCTTGACTCTTAGTAAGGAAGATGTGTATACTGCCCCCAGTCGTTTTGAGGCGGTGATTAAATCAATACTTATTTCTAATATTACAGCCACAAGGTCTACCATCTCCGTAGATTTTTATAAGAGTCTAGACCTATCAACAACAGAGTTGATTAAAGATCTAATTATTGAACCTAACAGCATTGTACAGATTGATAATGCTCTCCATTTAGAGGTTAAAGATGCACTACGAGCCTCTGCAAGCGCAGCTACGAGCTTGGTAGTGTCTCTCCTTGTAGAAGAGAGTAATGTCTCTCAGATTGGAATTTAAGTAATGGCACGACAGTATTCAGAACAGCAAACAAAGTTTCTTGAGGTGCTTTTTGAGGAAGCTGCTGGTGATGTAGTCACTGCTAAACACTTGGCAGGGTACAGCCCCAATGTGGCTACATCTCAAGTTGTCTCTGCACTTGAAGATGAAATCTCAGAGCTCACAAAGAAGTTCCTTGGTCGTTCAGCAGCTAAGGCTGCTTATGCAATGTCTAACGTTTTGACTGATCCCACTGCGTTGGGTAATAAAGAACGTATGATTGCAGCTAAAGACATTCTTGATCGCAGTGGTTTTATTAAGACCGAAAAGGTTGAAGTCACTACCACAGTACCTGTATTTATTCTCCCGGCAAAAAATGAAGATTAATGACACTTGGGTCCTACCGGGTCCAGATACTACCTCAGGAATTAAATGGCACCCTATTGTACGTGCAGGCAGGGTAGTACCTTTTGGCTACATGCTGGATCCTAATGATTCCGAAGTCCTCCTTCCAATAGAGAAGGAACTAGAACTTTTGGAAGAGGCTAAGAAGCACCTAAAGAAGTATCCCTCTAGAGAGGTAGCTGCTTGGTTGAGTACCCATGCAGGGCGTAGTATTTCCCATGTGGGTTTGTTGAAGAGAGTTAAACTTGAAAAGAACCGTAAGCGAACAGCTACAATCTATCGTCAACTTGCCGAACGCTACCAAAAAGCCATCCAGAAAGCCGAAGAGCTTGAAAACCTCCGTCTTGGTGGAAGTAGAACCTATACCACAAACGAAGACATTCGCGCAACCGAAGCCTGAGCCTATTGATGTAGGCAAAGCCCAAGAGATTATCTTTAAACCTAACCCCGGCCCTCAAACAGATTTCCTCTCTTCTTCTGAGCAAGAAGTTCTCTATGGTGGTGCAGGTGGTGGTGGTAAATCCTACGCTATGGTTGCTGACCCAGTTCGTTATTTCAACAATCCACTGTTTAAAGGTCTGCTTCTTCGTAGGACGACGGAAGAACTTCGAGAACTTATCTCTGTATCTAAACAACTTTACCCCCAAGCTATACCGGGTATCAAGTTTCTAGAGCGGGATAAGACTTGGGTAGCCCCGTCTGGAGCAAGCCTCTGGATGAGTTACCTTGATGCGGATGATGACGTAATGCGGTACCAAGGACAGGCCTTTTCTTGGATTGGTTTTGACGAACTAACCCAATGGGCTAGTCCCTATGCTTGGAACTATATGCGTTCTCGTCTCCGTACAACAAGCACAGCAGGTTTGAAACTCTACCAAAGGGCCACAACTAACCCCGGAGGTCCCGGCCACTCTTGGGTCAAGAAGACCTTTATTGATCCTTCGCCTCCAAATCAATCTTTCTGGGCTACAGATCCAGATAGTGGAGAACCAATTACCTTTCCTAAAGGACACTCCCGTGAGGGAGAGAACCTCTTCAAACGACGTTTCATACCTGCTACCCTATTTGATAACCCATACCTTGCCGAAGACGGTATGTATGAAGCTAACCTTCTTTCTCTTCCAGAACACCAAAGACGTCAACTGCTCTACGGAGACTGGGATATTAACGAAGGTGCAGCATTCCCGGAGTTTAACCGTAGGATCCATGTTGTAGAGCCTTTTGAGATTCCTCACTCATGGGTACGATTCCGTGCAGCTGACTATGGTTATGGATCTAATACTGGGGTAGTTTGGATTGCAGTAAGTCCTTCTGAACAGCTTGTAGTATATCGTGAGATGTATAACTCCAAGGTTACAGCATGGGATCTTGCTGATCTTATTCTAGATGCTGAGTCTGGAGAGAATGTCCGTTATGGAGTTTTGGATAGCTCCTTGTGGCACAATAGGGGTGATCGTGGACCTTCACTTGCAGAGCAAATGATCTCTAAGGGTTGTCGTTGGAGGCCCTCAGATCGTTCTAGGGGGTCTCGTGTAGCAGGAAAAAATGAACTGCACCGGAGACTCCAAGTAGATCCTTTTACAGAAGAGCCAAGGCTTGTGATCTTTAGTAGCTGTAAAAATCTAATTGCCCAACTACCCTCTATTCCACTAGATAAGAAGAACCCAGAGGATGTTGATACTAACGCAGAAGACCACTTGTACGATGCCTTGCGTTACGGTATCATGAGTAGGCCTAAAAGCAGCCTTTGGGACTATAATCCCAATACACACGGAACGGGATTTGCTATGGCAGACCCTCAATTTGGTTATTAAGGAAAGTACATGGAAGTTCAAGACCGTCTTGTTATGGATGAGGCTATTGCTACAGGCCTAAAAGATAAATCCTCCGCAGAGGCTACAGATAAGCCTGCAGGTCAGATTGTTCAGCTAGTAGAGTCTCGTTACCGGAAAGCTTCTGATGCACGACAGTCAGAGGAACGCCGTTGGCTTCAAGCCTACCGTAACTACCGTGGTCTATATGGGCCTGATGTTCAATTCACAGAATCTGAAAAGTCTCGTGTGTTTATCAAAGTCACGAAGACTAAGGTTCTGGCTGCTTATGGGCAGATTACAGAGGTCCTCTTTGGCAATAATCGCTTCCCAATTTCTATTAACCCCACTACGCTGCCTGAGGGCGTCGTAGAGAGCGTCTATCTTGAAACGGGTACCCAGACTAGCCCAATGGCTCAACAGGCTATACAGGGCGCTCCTGCGGCCCCTGAGGGCATGCCTAAGTTGCTTCCGGGGGAAACCCTAACAGACTTCCGAGAGCGGCTAGGCTCTATGAAGAAGGAATTGGCTCCTGTAGCTGATAAAATTAAAGAGGGTGATGGGGCTGCTCCCAACCAAGTTACCTTCTTTCCTGCCATGGTCTCAGCTAAAAAGATGGAGAAGAAAATCCACGATCAGCTGGAAGAGTCAGACGCTAAGAAGCAACTACGCTCCACAGCTTTTGAAGCTGCACTCTTTGGTACCGGGATCATGAAGGGTCCTTTTGCTGTTGATAAAGAGTATCCTGACTGGGATGAAACTGGGGACTACAAACCAACTATTAAACTTGTGCCAAACACTTCTTATGTGTCTCTTTGGAATTTCTATCCAGACCCAGACAGCACGAACATGGAAGAGGCAGAGTATACCGTAGAACGTCACAAAATGTCTCGCTCTCAGATGCGCGCACTAAAGCGCCGTCCTTTCTTCCGTACAAATGCTATTGATCGTGCTCTTGTGGGTGGTGAAAGCTACGTCAAAGAGTGGTGGGAACAGGCAATGGAAGATGATGCCCAAGAAACTCAGACAGAGCGTTTTGAGGTTCTTGAGTTCTGGGGCTTCGTAGATACAGATGTGATTAAGAGCTATGGTGTAGCCATTCCCCCAGAGCATCGTAATGCAGAACAAGTCTCAGTAAATATCTGGGTTTGTAATGGCGAAGTTCTACGTCTTGTTATGAATCCCTTTAAGCCTTCCTACCTTCCCTACTATGCAGTTCCTTATGAAGTTAATCCATATAGCTTCTTTGGTATTGGTGTTGCAGAGAATATGGATGACACACAACAACTGATGAATGGTTTCATGCGTATGGCCATTGATAACGCAGCACTCTCTGGGAACCTGCTAATTGAGGTAGATGAGTCTAACTTGGTTCCGGGTCAAGATATGAAGATCTATCCGGGTAAGGTCTTCCGTAGGGAAAGTGGTGCTCCGGGACAAGCTATCTTTGGTACAAAGTTCCCTAACGTGTCTAACGAAAACATGCAGATGTTTGATAAGGCTCGTCAGTTGGCGGACGAATCTACAGGCTTTCCTTCCTTTGCTCATGGACAGACTGGGGTTTCTGGGGTTGGTCGTACCGCATCAGGTATCTCTATGCTAATGAGTGCTGCCAATGGTTCCATCCGAACTGTTATCAAAAACTTTGATGACTACCTGCTTGGACCTTTGGGTAAAGCCCTGTTCCACTTCAATATGCAGTTTGATTATGATGCTGAAATTCGGGGTGACTTGGAAGTCAAAGCCGAGGGTACAGAGTCCCTAATGGCAAATGAAGTTCGTAGCCAACGTCTGATGCAATTCCTCTCTGTTGTACAGAATCCCATTCTGGCCCCCTTTGCTAAAATGGACTACATCATTCGTGAGATTGCAAAGAGTATGGAACTCGACCCAGACAAAGTTGCAAACTCTATGGGTGCTGCAGCAATCCAAGCTGAGCTTTTGAAGCAGTTCCAAGCAACACAACCCCCGGCACCAGCACAGGCTGGTCCTCCGGGAGTACAAGCTATGGATACAACTGGTTCCGGTGGAGGTAACATCGGGACTGGTTCGGTCCCTACTCCCGGTGAGCAAGGTTTTAGTGCAAATACAGGTCCTGCCCAATGAGTATCAAGAAGCTGGTAAATGACCCCCAAGTTTGGCAGGGCTTTCTTGAAGAGATAGATACTTGGCTAGAGCGGGAGTATAAATTTCTAGAACAAGCTCGGGATATTGTAGATATCCACAAAGCACAGGGGTCAGTAAAGACCCTTCGCAAACTTAAAAATCTAAGGGATATTGTAAATGGCCGTGAATAAGCTTTATGCTGAGGGCGGAGTTAATACCTCACAAACTAAAGTAGACCCTGTATCTGGTAATGAGGTTCCTCCGGGATCCCTTCCAGAGGAGGTTCGGGACGACATTGATGCTAAACTTTCTGGAGGTGAATACATTGTCCCCGCAGATGTGTTGAGGTATTATGGAGTATCTTTCTTTGAGAAGCTTCGCTCGAAAGCTAAAGAAGGTCTTGCAGGTATGGAAGCCGAAGGTCGTATTGGTGGTGAAGAAGAAGAGGATGACCTCCCTTTTGATCTAGAAGAGCTTCAAGCTGAGGATGAAGATGAACCTGCTTTTGCGGTAGGGGGTCTGACCGAAGAGAAAGCCATGCTAGGTGCTCAACCAACGTTTAACCCTAGTCAATGGACCTTTGGTGGTGCAGAGGGCACTGCAACCCCCGCAACGACTACCCCCACAGTTAAGGAGACTAAGGTCTACTCTGATGCAGTTGGCAATACCATCTCTGTAGATTTTATCAACGGTGTTGCTCAAACTCAAATTCCTGCTGGATACTCTCTTAAGACAACTCAAGCCGTCGCAACACGCACAGCAACCACAGGAAACTCTGACCGAGATAAGGCACCTACAACCCCCGGAACACCTTCTGGGGTAGGTGGAACAACCTCTTGGGCAAAAGACCTTGACCTCTCTAATCCACAGAGTACAATGGACTGGGCACAAGGACAGCTTTCTGGCAACCGGGTAGCCAAAGCAGGTCTTGGTATTGCAGGAGCACTGCTTGGTGGTGGTCTGGGTGCTGGAGTTGGGAGTATTATGGGTACTGGAATTGGGGTCTCAAACGTTCGTGCTGCTGCACAAGTAGCCCGACATGATGGTAATGATTCTCTGGCAGAACAATTGGATGCTCTTGTAGAGCAAAGCACCAAGGATATGAAAGGTGGCACAAAAGCCTATCTTAATACTTTGGCAACAGGTGACAAAAAAGCTCAAGCTCTTATTGAATCCCGTGGTACTCAAAGCCCCACAACACCTACTAAAAAGCCTGCCAGTGGCATTGTGAGTCGTCCTGCTACATCTACCTCGTCTAAACCCGGAGACTACGGTACCTCAACCAAGCGGGGAGTTACTTCAACCACGCAAGGTGCTACAAAAGGTGGAGGATACTCTAGTGCTGTTGCACAAGGTTCTACCGCCCCTACCAGCTCTCCTCGTCCACAAGCTCGACCCTCTACCAGTAAACCTACCACAGAGAAAAAAGGAAACTTTGGTGGTGGAAGGGCTACAGGTGGCTTGGTTACAAAAAGAAAATCTTGACAAAGGTTTTAAAATAGACTAATTTAATAAGAATAAGGCTACTCAGGGAGCATTAAGTTCCCTGACCCCACAGAAAGGAATATGCTTTGACTGAAACTGTTGTAACCCAACAAGTTAAAAGTGCAGGTTTTGTTAATTCGGGATACAACCGAAAGAACCAAGCTCGTATTGCTCAAGAAGAAAAAGAGCTTGAGGACCTTACTAAACAAAAGTCAGAGGATGAAGATACTCCACCTCTGGAGACTAAAGAAGATAAACCTCTCTCTCGTGAGGAAGAATCTTTTAAGAAGCGCTATGGAGATCTTCGACGCCATACCCAAGAGAAAGAACGAGAGTGGCAAGAGAAGTTTGATAGTCTCGAAGCTCGGATTGCCAATCCCTCTGCAGTACTTCCTACCTCAGATGAGGATCTTGAGGCTTGGATTTCTAAAAACCCTGATGTAGCTGCTATTGTGCAGACTATGGCTGCAAAAGAAGCTGAGAAGCGTCTTAAAGGTACTGAGGATAAGCTTCGTCAAATTGATGAAGACCGTCATGAGATTACCCGTAAGCAAGCAGAACAAACTATTCGTGATGCTCACTCGGACTTTGATGCAATCAAAGAATCAGATGACTTTCACGACTGGGCAGAAGATCAGCCTAAGTGGGTTCAAGATGCAATCTATGAGAATGCTGATGATCCCCGTTCTGTAGTACGAGTTATTGACCTTTATAAAGTTGATAAGGGTCTTACTAAATCCGCAAAGAAACAGCAAGATCGTGATGCTGTCTCTTTGGTTAAAGCTAAAACCAAAGTTGCTCTAGAGAATGATTCTGGTGAAGTAACTTACTCTGAATCTCAGATTAATAAAATGTCTGATAAAGATTATGAGAAGCACCAAGATAAAATCATGGAAGCAATGCGTACTGGTAAGTTCCGTTATGATCTTAGTGGAGCTGCACGATAAAGGCTATTGACAACTAAATCATAGCCTGTATAACTAACAGCAATAACCTCGGCCAATTAGATCACCCGTTGGTTATTGCTACTTAGCCGTTATAGCTCATCTGGTAGAGCAATCGCCTTGTAAGCGATAGGTGCGGGGTTCAAGTCCTCGTAGCGGCACCATCCAAACGAATACCACGTATAAGACCACCCAACTTAATTGGGCCTCATTCCGGTTGATCCCCGTTTGACACCCCATATTATCTGGCCCCTCTACGAATGGTTGTTCCGTTTTTGCACTGTTGTTTAATAGTGCTATTACCTACGCCATAACATAAGGAGAATTTAATATGGCTTTTCAATCCGCTCCCGGTTGGTCGAACCTCCCGAACGGCAACTTCTCGCCGGTAATCTACTCTAAAAAAGTCCAGTTGGCTTTCCGTAAGAAAGCTATCGTTCAGGATATCACTAACAGCGACTACTTTGGTGAAATCTCGAACATGGGTGATACTGTCCGCATCATCAAAGAGCCGGAAATCTCGGTGTCGAGCTACGCTCGTGGCCAACAGATCCAAGCTCAAGATCTGCAGGATGATGACTTCACCCTGATCGTGGACAAGTCGAACTACTTTGCTTTCAAGGTTGATGACATTGAAGATGCTCACTCGCATGTGAACTTCATGGACTTGGCTACAAACCGTGCGGCTTATCGTCTGGCTGATAACTACGACCAAGAGGTTCTGGGTTATCTGTCGGGTTACAAGCAATCGGCTAACCATGCTAACGCAGATGCTGTGAACACCACTACCTCGGGTACTGTGGCTGTTGCTGGTGCTGGTACTGATGAACTGTTGGCTGGCATGAAGCTCTCGCGCCCGTCCTTCGGCAACATCAGCACCCCCGGTTCGGTTGGTGACTCGATCCCGGTGGCTGCTCGTCTGCCCGGTGCTACTGCTCTGCCTACCGCTTACGTCTCCCCGGTTATGCTGATTAACCGTATGGGCCGTCTGTTGGACCAGCAGAACGTTGACAAGGGTGGTCGTTGGATCGTTATTGATCCGGTGCTGATGGAGATCTTGGCTGACGAAGATTCGCGTTTCCTGAACGCTGACTTCGGTGACTCGGGTTCGCTGCGTAACGGTCTGGTTCTGTCGAACTGGAATGGTTTCCGCGTCTATGTCTCGAACAACCTGCCTAAGGTTGGTACCGGGGCTGCAACTGTGGGTACTTCGGCACAGTCCACGAACTATGGTGTGATTGTTGCTGGTCATGACTCGGCTACTGCTACAGCTGAACAGATCAACAAAACCGAGACCTACCGTGACCCGGACTCGTTTGCTGATATCGTTCGTGGTATGCACCTGTATGGTCGCAAGATCCTGCGTCCGGAAGCTCTGACGGTTGCCCGTTACAACTTGGCCTAAGCCTCATGGGAGGGTAGCGTAATGTTACCCTCCCTTCAATCAACTTCTTGAAAGGAAGATAAATGTCGGTTTCGCAATCTATGCGCCATCAGGCTTACGTGCTCGAAAAGTTCGTGACTCTGGCGGCTACCTCGGGTACCACTGTTGGTCCCGCTGTTCCTGCTGGTACTCTTGTGCTGGCTGCTGGTGTTGAAGTTCTGCAGGCTGTGCCTGATGTGACTACGTACACTATTGATGTTACGGATGGTACTACTGTTTTTGCTAATGACGTCTCGGTAGACGCTGCTGCTGCTGGCACTATTCGTGCTGGTACTACAGCTGGCCTTGTGGCTGCTGCTGATACTATTGATGCAGTGACAACCATCTCGGGTTCTCCGGGCACTATTGCTGCTCGTATCTGGGCTGTCTGTGTTGAAGTCAATGACTCGGTCTTCAAAGGTGCTGCAGCTGATCGTAACCAGCTGGACTAATCTAATCTGGCTAGTCTGTGAATACTCATAGGCTAGCCTTCTCTTTTTTAAAGGAATATGTAAATGGCCGTGACCATTACTCTCTACAATCAAGCAGCAAAACTCTTTGCAGAGGGAAGTAATGCCGCTGCTGATACTTATAAAGTTAAGCTGTATTCCACTGCAACCTTTAACGCTGCTGACACCACGCTTGCTGGCATTACAGGTACAGAAGCTACAAACGGGACTGGTTACACTCTCGGTGGACAAGCTCTTACTGGGGTAGCAGTTACTACCGTTACTACAAATGACGCTAAATTTGATGCTAATGATGTTGTGTGGACCGCTACTGGTGGCTCTATTACAGCCTCCTATGCAGTCTTGTATAACGACACAGACGCTAACGATCCTCCGTTGGCCTTTATTGACTTTGGAGGCTCACAATCTGCTGGTGATACCACAGACTTCAAGATTGTTTGGAATGCCAGCGGAATCTTTAGCTTTACGGTTGCCTAATGGTTAAGCTTGTCAACAGAGCTAAGATGAGTACAGTGACGACCGGAACCGGGACAATTACTCTCGGTTCTGCTTCGTCTGGTTTTCAGTCCTTTGCCTCTGCAGGGGTACTTAATGGAGAAACCCTTCGGTACGTAATTGAGGACGGTACCGCTTGGGAAGTTGGGTCTGGAGTCTATACTTCTACAGGTACCACCCTTTCTCGGGTATTAAGTGAAAGTAGCACAGGATCTCTTCTCAACCTCTCTGGATCTGCGGTTGTGTACGTAACAGCAGCTGCAGCTGACCTTGTGCAACCTACAGAAGCTCAAACCCTCACAAATAAAACGCTTGCTTCTCCTGCAATTACAGGGACTCCCACAGAGACAATCTTTGCTATTACTGGTACTACACCAGCTCTCAACCCTGCAAACGGTTCTATTCAAACGTGGACGCTTACTGCAAACTCGACCCCGACTGATAGCATTGCTGCGGGTCAGGCAATTACCATTATGGTTGATGACGGCTCCGCCTATACAGTGACATGGCCTAGTGTGACTTGGGTGAACAATGCCAAGGTTGCTCCAACACTGGCTACCACTGGATACACCACTGTCACTTTGTGGAAGGTTTCTACCACGCTCTACGGTGCTGTTGTGGGTAATGGGACATGACCTCGGCGCAGAAACTGGAGGGTGCGGGGGGACAAAAACCTATCTCTTCCTCCGCAGCTATCGCTGTAGCTCATTTTACCTCTCCATATATCTCAGTCTACCCTTGGTCTTCT